ATCCATGTACATAATAAATCTATTTTGCTGTTTGGGCTCAAACGGTGTGAAAAATATTTCGTTTGGATCTAGTACTGCCATTGTTTTAATTTATTATAAATATTATATATTTAAATTCTTATTTATTAAGCTGGGAATTCAGCTCCAGTTGGTAAAACATTGAAATCAAGTACTATAAACTCAGCTGTTCTAGTAGGTTGAATGAAAATCTGACCAACTAACTGATTTCTGTCAATTACATCAGGAGTATTGTTTGAATCATCCATCACTACCTTATAAGCATACACACCTTGTCTTTGTTGAACACTTTCAAGATATGGATTAACTTGAGCTAAGAAAGCATTTCTTGTAGCGGCTGTATTTTGTTCAAATACTAAATTGTTAGCTACTTGACCAATAAAACTCTTAAGTTCAATTAGTAATCTTCTAACATTAACTCTGTCAAGAGCACTAGCTCTTTTCTGTAATGTTTTCTGACCAAATACTGCTGGACCTGTAGCTGGGAAATTAGCTATTGGGTTAACATTACCTTCATATAAAGTATCTCTGTCTGATCTTTGAAGTTTTCTTTCTGGTCTAACTACTTGAGATAAACCACCTCTATTAATACCTGCAGGAGCGAACCAAGGTTCAGCTGAAGCATCATTAGCAGCATATACACCAGGGATTAATGTTGAAGCAGGAACCCAGTTAAGTTTTCCAGTGTCAGGGTTAAAGATTTGAACCCAAGGCCAGTATGTAGCAGCGTAACTTGAGTTTATACGATTAGCTTGAGTAGTGGTAGCTGTTATAGTTGATCCATATTTAACTAAATCGATAACAGCTATAGCATCTCCTCTATCTTGAACAGTTGTTATAAGTGTATTTAAAGGAGTTGAATAATCTGTATAATATAAACCAGGAACTGTAATTACTTTATAAGAATATTCTTCTTTATTAGCTAGTAAATTTAAAGCTTTAGTATAATCATCACCAACTAATCCTTGAGCATTAGAAGCACTAATAGATTCATAAAAACCAGCTGCTCCTGTGTTTAAGGCACCAACAGCTCCCCCAAAAGTTCCACTAGCAACTAAAGGAATAGAAGATGTATAAGCTGCTTTAACAGTTCCATCATTGTTAAAATAATTAGGAGTAGGATTATTTACAGTTGATACATAAACATATCTACTAGCATTAGGGTAGTTACCAATAGTTTCAAGATAAGTCTCACCTCCATTAGTTGTTATTTGTTGGTAAGTATCACCAATAACTCTAGCTACATAATTACTCTGCTCAGGATCTAAAGATACATTAGCAAATGTTTCAAGTACTACTTTTTCATTTGTGATATCATCCCCTCTTCTAATTAATAAGGTGAATGTACCTGAACCTGAGTCTGTTTGGGAAATTTCCCATCTTACATTATCAATAGTACCATTAGTTAAAGCCCCAGCAGAGTTTTCAGTACCGCTGCTGTTCATAATAGCTCCCTCACTTATAGTTTTAAGTACAAAAGCAGGCTGAATACCAGCTTGAGCTGAGCTACTAATAGCTGTACTAGTAGCTGAAGTCCAACTGGCAGCGCCACTAACTACTCTAGTTACTAATAAAGTAGTACCACCATTTTGGAAGTAATTATAAGCTGAGATAGAGGTTAAGTATGAATATGTTTGGTTACCACTAACAAAAGTGGTTCCAAACTTATTCTGATAATCACTATATGAAGTTACTACAGTAGGAATTTCAACAGGTCCCCTTACTGTAGGACCTATAATAGCGGCACCTACTTGTACCGGTTGTTGGGTTATAAATGACTGGTCATTTTCTCTTGTAAATACACCAGGTGATACTATTTGTTCTGCCATGTTGTGTTAAGTATTAAATTCTTATTAAGTTCTTGTAAATAATCCTGAGTCAATGTCAATAGAACCATTGCCATACTTCTCAGTTAAGATTTTGCCTAAATTAATTTCTTCTTCTTGCAATTGAGCTAAAGATTCAACTAATTTATCTTTTTGAGTTTCTAATACTTGTAATTGATATTCTACTTGTCCAAATCTAGAAATTAGATTTTGTTGAGTAGCTTGTAACTGCTTGATATTATCAAGTTCTTCTTGTGATAACTGTATTTGTTCACTCATGATATAAATATTTTAGTGTTTTCTATAAATATCAGAGTTTTCCTCAAAAGTTTCCAGTGTCTGTGTTTCTAGGATTTTTAGTATCAATATATTTTTGAGATCGCTTTCCAATTTCATTTATATTAACAACAGTTTCGGTTTCAATAACAAATTGACCTGTACTAAATACTTTTTTATCTACTGTTAAATCTTTTTGTGGGATATCTGGTATGATATATCCATTCATACTAATATCAAATGTGGCCTTAGCTATTCTATCAGTTCCATCTACTAATTCAGTAATTGTAGCTATAGAATCAATATTAGCTTTAAATTTAAATCTCTCAGGATTTCCCCAGTATGAATCAGAGGCATAAGTAACAGATTCAACTATTTTATTTAGTTGTTCCATATAGTAAGTCATTATAGCACAGCTATAACTTACAGTTATATGGTTAGGAACAACAACTGCATATGATTCATTTATAGGAACTCTATTGTTAAGAATATCAAACTTATCATAGGCATTTTGCTTATTATACTTTTTTTGAAAATAAGCTACATTAATAGGATTATTGGCGTCTAATTTATTATATTGACCTTTAATGGGAGTGACAGAGTTTCTTTTAAACATAATAAGAGGAGCCATGATTCTACCATTTTGGTCTCTATAATATCCATCACGTTGAAAAGATTTCCATCTCTCAGGAGAACCATATATAACAGGAACAGCTATTCTTTGCCCATTTTGTATTACAAAAGGTTTAATAACATTTTGAAAATAATACATTATAGACTCATCTATATCCTTAAACTCTATAGAAAATGGTTTAGTAGTATCTCCTTTAAAAGAATTTTTTTTTCCTCTATTTAGTTCTTTAGCTTCACCTGTTGATATCTCATATTGAGATTTAGGGGTTGGTTTTCTTCCTTTGGTTGCCATTAGAGTCTTGATACTTCAATACCCAACTTATCAGCTGAAGTATAGTGGGTGGTACAAATTATTGAGAAATTAGAGCCAAACTGGCTTAACCCTGGGTTTAGAGGGTTAGTTTCATTTGGATAATCTGGATCTTTACCTAGGAGATATTGGTTAGAATTAGTAGAGTCTATTATATAATAAGCCCCATTATAAAGAATAACATCACCAACCTCAGGAACTAAATTAGCATCTACTAAATCTTCTCTTAAGAATCTAAATGTTACATTTCTATCATATTCAACCCCAAAATCACTAACACTAAATTGTTGATCTTGTCTTTCAATTAAACAATTAAATAAAGTAGGACCATTAAAAAATTTACCCTCAGCAGACTCTCCATAAATGTTTATAGTAGTCTGTTCTAATATATATTTGTAAAAAGCACACTGTTGTGTGATAATATCTCCTAACAACTCTCTATTGATAGTTGTAAATAAATTAATATCTCTTTGTCTACCAAAAAGTGCCATTATCCAATATATATAGTATAAGGGACATTACTTAATTCTTTCTGTAAATTTTCAGATTCTTGAGCTCGTTTTTCTAATAATTTACTTCGTGAAGTTTCATCTAAATAAGCTCTTAATCTCTCAATCAAAGCTGTTTTCTCAGCTGTAGCAGCTGTTATCAGGTCACCATGATTTAAAGTTACTTCAGAGTTAGGTATAGGTACAGTTGTATATTTACCTCTAACATATCCTAACATTTCTTTACATAAAGCTAAAGTGTACTCAAATATCCATTGTCTACCTATTGAATTTATGTAAGAATATGTTGGATTCCCATAAGGAGTATTTGAGACATTAGTTACCTTACCTTGACCCATACTACCAGATACAACAGGATTATTACGGTCTGATTTTAAGATAAATTCAAAATATAAATTTTGGTTTCTAAGGGGTATAGGAAATATTTTTAACTGGTTGTTAATTAGTTCAAAACTGTAGTTAGATTTCCTTATTTGGTCATTAAAATCAATAGCTTGGATCTTTTGCAAATCATAATTAATAGGCATTAACAAAAAGTTAATACCAGGTGAATATGATCCAAATCCAAACGCTTGTAAAAGACCTTGAACATCAGTACCAGTACCTGCGTAAGGATCAAAATATCTTACAATAGGAGGAACAGACTCATAAAATATTCTTTTAATCTCAAGATTACCAGCGTCTATACTTTGACTAACGGCCCATTCATTTAAATTGTACTTTTGAACACCTTGTTGTAAAGCTATACTACCTGTTCTCCAAGTAACACTACCCCCAACACCAGCTTCAACTCCATATTGATCTGATATTCTAATCACTGTACCTAAGTTAGGTTTAACAAGGGTATTATTTAAATTAGATCCTGTAGGTGAACCTTCTAAAGATAAGTAATTTTGGGCTACTTGATAGGCATAAACTTCATTACCATATGTAGTTGTTGCTTCTTCAAAAGCGGCGTAAAAATTGATGTCTTGAAGTTCAACATCAACTAAGGGATATCCTAATCTACGAGCTACAAATATAGCTACTCTATCAGCATCAGTTTGAAAATCAATATCATTATCATAAAACCCAAAAGGTGTATCACCAGGGAAAAATGATGAGGAGCCAGGCCAAATAGGAGTGTTCGCCATGATGTTTGGGTATAAATATTAAAAAAATAAAGTTAGATTTTATTAAAGAAAATAGACCCAGTCTCAGAAGGAGTTTCTCGATTTATATTTAAAGTTACAGGTTTAACATATGGCCAATTTAAAACTAAAGGAGGAGCCCCATTTAAAGCTATAGTCTTATCAGGATTATAAGGAACATTCATTAATCCACTACCAGAATAGGTAGGAGAATTATTAGGATCTTCATTAAATACTTTAGGTATTCTTTGGGCACTTTCACTTAAAAACTTTTTAAATTGCTTAACATTAGCCCCAGGGTTCATTTGGAAATAAAGACAAGCTACCCCAGCGACATTTGGAGAAGCAAATGATGTACCATCCATTAATAATAATTCTTGAGGAATAGGAATATTAGCAGCATATGGGGGGTATTCAGATGGAGAGTGGATTATACTATTATAAGGATAATCTAAAGGTGTGTATAAACTGTAGGGTTTAGTAGCTCCCATTGAAAATGGATAATTACCATCATAGGATGCTCCATTAACATACTCAGCGGCAGCAAAAATATCTATAGCAGGCCCAACTGAGGTAAAAGAAGCAACAGCGTATGAGGCTGAAGCATTAGCTACACCCCATCCTGGGAAGGGATCACCTTGGCCATATCCTTTTTTATTTTGCCAATTTGTAATATCACCATGATTAAACTCAGTAGGAACAGTTTCTGGGGTGCGAATCCATCTAATGGGGCCAAACATATCGTATTTATATGACCCAAAAGCTGAGGAAGAAGGGTTTGTAATTGTTCCTTTATTAAAAACTAAATAGGGACCTATTCCCCCAACTACAACTGTATCAGGATGGGAAGCAAATCCTTTATCATTATAATAAACAGGGTCTGTCGCTCGTATACCCCACGGTGTAAAGACTGAAGTGTTTAAATAGTTATTATATAACCCTCCATGTTGTTCATAGCTTCCACTTCTAGCCATCACATTATTAGAATTACCAGCAGCAACTATAAAAATAACCCCGGCTTCAACTAATTGTTTTATTAATAATTCATATACTGTAATACGAATTGCTAAGTCAACTCTTTTTGCTACTTGATAAGGAGGATTAAGACCTGAGGGGAGATAAGTATAGTTATTAACATATCTAAATTGAAATTTGTAAGGATCAGGATAAAAATTTGAAGAGGTTGGAATATAAGTTATTCCTTGGTGAACAAGTTTAGTTATACCACTTGAAGCTTGAATATTGAGATCTGATCCTGATGGTCTTAATTCAAATTTGTTAAATAAAGTAAGATAAGTTCCTATACTAGCGTTAACTATGGTAGGTCTTTTAAAGCCAGTGTTAGGATCTATAGGTTTATTTATATGAAATAAACGAATAGCTTCTAATAAATCATCTAAAGGGAAAACATTATTAACAAAATAAGGAAATAGATTGGCATCATATATAGTTGCTTTTTTAGCCCACCCCGATAAATTCCCAGCAGCTACAGAAGCTACATGAGTCCCATGTCCCCCATATTTACCCCAATCTCTATAATAATTATCAGGCATTCCATTTGGAAAAGCTTCAGGAACATGCTGAGCCCAATCATATTCTACTACTCTAGAACTTCCATCTTCATTTAAAAATTCAGGATGACTTTTTTGTATACCTGTATCAAGAATAACTAAATCAACTCCTTCCCCATCAAGAGTATAAGTATAATCTTGATTGTAGTATTGATAAGTTGATGGAAAAGAAGCTGAGGAGATTTGTTTTGATTTAAACCAATCTACACTACCTGTACTTTTAGCATGCCAATCTAAACCCCAATTTAAAGCAGGACAAGTATTATCTAATAAACCTGAAGAGAAATCACCTAGGTATCCGTTTCTAAGATTGGTACTAAAATTTGATTGTCGAGTACGTAAAATTGAACCAGTATCTATAAAAAATGGACTTCCACTATCAAAATAAGTACTATAAGTGACATATAAACCAACTGACTCTACATCAGGGTTGTTTGAAAGTTTATCAACTTCATCCTCACTTAGTTCATAGATAGTAAATCTATCATTTCTTTTATAAAATTTAAAAGGAGCTATTTCTCTATCAGGATAATACTCTCTAATAATTTCATTTTCTTGAGAGGTATTTTTTTGGATATAATAATTTATATCAGCTATGTCTATTCCTGGTTTTGATATAACAGTATAATAAAAAAGAGATTCTGCAGCCATATTTTTAATATATTAAACTATTTAGTGGAAAGCGACCCAAACTCCATTAGCTCTACCAAAAAATTTATTTTGATTGCTATCATAAATAATATCACCATTTTGAGCTGTACCTTCTACTGAAGAAGTGGTAGTAGGAGTTAGTCTAAAGATAGGGCTTTTAACTACAACTGCATTACTGGCGCTTAAATTTAAGTTAGTGTCTGATGTAAATGTGGTTGCTCCAACTCCTAAAAGATCAATACTTTCAACTGTTAAATTTTTACTACCTGTTATATTACCTGTTAAGATAATACTTCCTGTTAAATTTAACTTAGCATCATTACCATCATCTACTAAAGTAAACCTAGAAGATCCATTAAGAACCCCAGCATCATTATATTGAATGGCCCCATTTATTCCTCCTGGTAGGGAGCTACCACTTCCACCTCCCCCACCTCCTAAAGCATTAGAGGCTGTTATAAAAAGTTGACCTGTTGTATTATTATAAGTTACAATATGTGTTTGAGGACTTGTTTGATTTTTAAGTCCTTTTAAATAAACATCTCCTATTTGTTGATTTAAAGTTCCACTTAAAATTAAATTATTAGATGCTGAGATTATAAGAGAACCTGAAATTGAAGTATTGCCACTTATACCTACATTACCTAAGAATTGGGCATCAAATTGATAGGGAAAAACACTACCAGATTTATTTAACTCAGCTATAGAAGATGAAACATTACCTATACCTTGAATAGTTAAAGCACCATTAACTGTAAGAGGAGCGTTAAAAGTAATACTAGAAGATCTAAATCTAGCTACATTAGTTCTAGAAGTTGCTAAACCAAAAGTTCCTGTACCATTACCAATAATAAATAAAGAAGTAGTATCAATCTCATTGTATTTACCTACAACCATTTGGGATGACCCTGAGGCAACAGTACCTTCACCCCCAGCAAAGGAATAGAGGGCCGCTGCTTTAGTATATCCCCCAACAGCTAAAGAGGCTTTTCCATCAGCATCTGTCTCTTCACCTTCAGCATGAGCATATAATCCACGAGCTGTTGTATACCCCCCCTCAGCGTGAGAAGCTTGACCATCCGCTACTGTGTAAAATCCTTCAGCATGAGAAACTAAACCATTAGCTACAGTCCCACCTCCTTCAGCGTGTGATCCATTACCATTGGCTGTAGAATCTCCTTCAGCGTGAGAATAATCACCATTAGCTGTAGAACCATATCCTTCAGCGTGGGCGTAAGGACCATCAGCTAAAGTATCACGTCCTTCAGCATGGGAATAATTTGCTTGAGCTGTGGCATTAAATCCTTCAGCGTGAGAAGCATAACCATTAGCAGCATTACCACTTCCTTCAACATGAGCAAATCCACCTCCTACTCCTATAATATTATTTATACCTTGATTTAAAGATCCATAAATAGTGAAACTACCACTATTATTTAAGCTTCCAGTTCCCCCACTTGAGCTAGCTATTAAAGATTGATTAATAGATATCGTGATATTATTTTGAGACTGATTGAGGATTACACCAGTTCCGGCTGTTAAAGAAGATACATATCCTCCAAATACTCCATAAGATAGGGTAGAAGTTGTAGCACTTCCTGCTTGAGTAGCATAACTAGCGTTAGTAGCTGTAGTAGCATTATTGGCTGTGAGGGCTAGTGAAGCTGTTGAAGCATTAACAGCTCTTGAGGAACTGGCTGCCCAACTAGAAGTCCCAAATAAGCTTCCTGTAAATCCTCCAGTAGAAATGATACTTCCTGTAGTTATTAAACTACCTGTAATGATGGCAGATCCAGTATAGGGAAAGGTTGACCCAGTGTTGACTGTTAAATTAAATTGAGAATTATCTCCTTTAGTGAAGGTGATAGTGTTTAAAGAAACAGAAGCTGTGATTAAAGAATTAGGAACATAAGAT